GAAATACCCAATTCACTTTTGAGTTTTAGAACATCAGAGTATTTTGTATCATCCTTAGATATTGGATAGAACTTTTCAGATACACCATGTGGTACATATTTGATTTGCCAATCTTCATAATGTTCTCCAAACTTTTTCAATACTCGTTTGTTTATACCATACGTTTGTTTTGATATAGCCATCAATAAGTCACAACTTGCGTAAAATGGAGCGTTCCATTGTGGGTCTGGTAAATCATCCCAAATGTTGTAGTAGAATATTGGAACGTGTCTACGAATTTCATCTTCCATCTGATATAACCACCCCCAAAAACGTGGGTCTGTAAAGTGTAAGATTGCATCAATGTTCTCACCTGCAATCATATTACGAACCATATCAGGATTACCATAACCACTTACTGGTATAAGTTTTACACTAGCATCTTGTACACCTGTTTCCTTTTTAACATCATCAGATATATCAAAAAACTTACCCTCATCAGGATGTTTCACTGCCCCACCTATCTGTACCCAATCGTACTTGTGGACTGTATTTAAAATGATTTCTTTAGATACTGTGGCTATACCACTATGTAACCTAAAATCATCTGATAGTAATAGTATCTTTTTCTTTCTACTCATACGTAACTTATTTTAATATAAATATTGTTTTTAATTTAATCAATGTAAATACACAACGGTTTTACCAAATCTTTTTAGTAACTTCTCAAAGTGCTTTTTCTCAGATGGTATGATACCACCAAAATAGAATATTTTATCTGAATGTTTTACAATACAATCGTATTGATGTAGTTTTTGTGTTGGGTGAAATGGTCTACCATAGTAGTCATCAGTCATACCACTATATAGATTTTTTTGAGTATGTGCTGGATTGTATTCTGTGTATCTCAATCCAAAATCAATAGCATACTTTTTAACATACCTCTCACATCCTTGTACGTTACCTCTTGTTATTATGTTACAATTTTCACCAAATTTATTTTTAATGTTAAATATAAAATCACGAATATCCCTAACACCCTCATACTTTACTGAACCAATCAATGCTATATTCATATTGTTATAATAGTTACTTGATTTAAATGAATTTGTTTTGTATGTATGTTTTGATGTAACTCTTTTCAATTTTTTTATCCTATACATTATGTCTATTTTCCTTTGGGCATTTTTCGTAATCTGTTTTGAATGGACACCATTTACAGTTCTTTTTGTTTTTACCCGCCATAGCTGGAAATTTAGAATCTGTTTTATAACTACCATCCTCATTAAATGAATTTCTAATGAAATCCTCAAAACTTGTTGTTATATTTTTCATTGTTATAGAACCATTAGCGGGTGTAAACTGTTGTACACGTTTAGCTTCATACATCATACCCTCACTAATCTTTCGTCTAACAATGAAATACTTCACATCAATTCTATCAATTGGATAACCATATTGTTGAGATAAGAACTTTTTATACAACACCAACTGAGCCGTTTTGGTTTTATCTGCTTTCTGCCATTTATTCCAACCTCGTGTTGATGTTTTGATATCCCAAATAACCAACTTATTTTGGTAAGTATCCTCAAACACTAAATCTAAGAAACCTCTGATATATACATTATGTGATTCCATAGCCTTAGCGTATATAGGTAACTCTATACCAACTAAATTAAGGTTCTTAGTATTAAAGTAATCAAGTCTATTCTTTACTATGAAATTTAGTATCTCAATACCATCCTCTAAAAACTCACTCATCTCACTTGGATTACTAAAATCAAATCCATGTGATTCTTTCATAGTTTTATATTCACTAATCATTTCATCATATAATATCTTACCCAAATCTAACTCATTGGCTTCTTGGATTGATTTATTATATAATACATCTAACCACCCTTGTAGTGTTTCATGCATCGCAGTACCAAATACTAAGTGTATTGATGGGTCTGACTTTCTGTGACCATCCATGTAATTTAACTTCCATTGATGTGGGCAGTTAGCGTACATAGTATACTGTGAATAGGAAACCTTTGAATCTGACTCTTGTGGTTCTAATAAACCAAATGTGAATATATTACTTATCTTACTGCGTATCATACTACAATATACGAATTTTATCTGATAAATCCAAATGTATTTGATATTATTTTTGTGGTGTATACAGATTATATTTCACAGTTATTTCATCATCAGCGACTATATCATTAACTGTACGTAAACTTAATCTACCAGTATCATCTTCATGTAGTTTACAATTTGGATTATCACTATGATTTATAAAACCACCAAGTGGTGTTCTTATGTAACCATTTTCATAGTAATAATTTGGTATATGTGTCAATCCTAAATCAACACCACTATCTATATTTTGTGTTGCGAAAAGGCCTAATCCTTCAATTTTAGATTGACCAATAGTTAAACTATCGGGTAATGGTCTGTATGTTTTACTCATTTTCCCCATTTTTTGTTTTGAACAAGTTGGCATATAATTCCATAAACTGATAGGTCTTGGAATGTATCATCAATAGATTCACTCACCTCATCAGGTTGACCCATTATAACCATTTGTTTGAGTCTTTGTATTTTATCATTCATTCTGAACCAAAGGCCTGTTAGCGATAACTTTACATCATCATCGGTTTGTAGTGATGTACCAACTGATATATTATGTGGGCCATAGTTTCGTTGTTTCTTACAAAACGTTTCATACTGCATCAACATTATTCTCTTATATTCATCACAAGTTTTAGGATAGTTCTTTTCACAATACTCAATCGCAGATATCTCTTTATCAGATTTATTAACTACACGCTCAGCAGTATACTGTACTTTGGTTTTTGATTCTCTTATGTTATCCATTGATTTGTTTTTTGTGACCTGTTTTATTAAAATATTTAGTTAAGGTATTTATTCTATCATCAGCATCCACTAAAGTTTTTAGAGCCTCTTCAGCATTGTTATAAAAATCAGTTGTGGAATGGTCACCAATACCAGCTGGATGATTGGATAATAAATCCAATGTTAGTAAAGCTTTAGACTTATCAGATTGAGCTGATGCCATTAACATTTCATACAATTCTTTTTTCATTTTAATAGTTTTTTAGCTTCTTTTTTTGTTTTACCATATTTCATCAGAATATCTACCACTTGGTCGTTTGATAGTATTTCTAAATATCCCTTTACCTCACTCTGTGAAACACCATACCATTGTGATAGATACCCTAACATCTCTTTATTATATTTATCAGCCTTTTTACCTTTTATGTATTTATCAAAACTTCGTTTTTTAGGTAGAAAGTCTAAGTATAATTTGTAGACATCTTTTGGTTTTAAAGTGCCTATCGTGTATTGTTGTAACTCGTTTATTATAGGTAGTAAATCCATGTTCATACTTAACCATCTGTTGATGATAAATGGTGAAAATGATTTCTTATCCATCTCTGATAGAGATTCCCACGATTGTTTCTTTTCCTTTATACCACTTAGGTGTTGGAATATGGTTTTTGCTTTTACTGTCTTACTCATTAAGGTAACATTTCTTTTGGTAGGAATCGTTCAGCTACTTCACCACAATCAGCACATCTAACTACTGGTATTGGTAATATAGATTTTTGACCACTTGGTGATTGAACTGCTGGTACTTCTTTAAACATTGTAACCTCTGTAAAAAATATACTACCACAGTTATCACATTCAACTGTAGGTAATTTTGTAGGGTCTAACTGCATTTTTGCTTGTGGTTGTTGTTGATTACCCATACCAATAACTTTTCCTTTACTCATAATTTATCCTTTTATGTCAACTAATATTTGTAATAACATAGACATTACATTGATTTCCTTATCAACTACTGATGCATCTTTGTATTGTGCTTCTGCTATTGTTAAAATTGTATTACCAACTCTACTACCACCATAAGTATCCACTTCATCATATAAAAATCTATAGAATGGTGTAAAATCCTTAACTTTGGAATCTGCTATAATCTGACGTATGTTTGTAAAAGATGTTTTAACATCATCCTTACTCATCAATTCAATTTTAACATCATCCATATAGTTTGCTTGGATAGTTGATGTTTTATCAATTTTCATTACACCACCAACAACTTGTCTTTGGGCGGCATTTAGAACTCGTCTAATATCAGGATATCCACTATTAACCAAAACTGCTATATCACCCATCACATACTCAACATTCTCGGTTTTCAATATATCAGCTAGACGTATAGCCACCTCTTTTTTAGATGGTGGTGTTATCGAAAATGTCTGACATCTACTTTGTATTGGGTCAATAATTTTCTCTACATAATTACAAGTTAGTATAAATCTTGTAGTTTTAGAAAATGTTTCCATCAAATTACGAAGTGCCGCTTGAGCATTTGGAGTAAGATAATCTGATTCATCTAATATAATAACTTTCCATTTACGGAAACCCATTGATGATGCGAAACCTCTAATCTTATCCCTTACGGCATCAACTGAGTTTTCATCCGATGCATTTACATACATAACATCACAATCAATCTGATTGGTTATGATTTTGGCAAGAGTTGTTTTACCAGTTCCAGCTTGTCCATATAAAAGTAGATGTGGTACATCCTCATTTTCTATGTAGATTTTTACCTTTTCAATTATGTGCTCATTACCAACATAACCATCTAACGTATCGGGTCTGTATTTCTCAACCCATAATGTGTTTTCTTTTGTTTGTATCATCTTCCAACTTCTTTTAAATAATTATTTTTCATTTGTTCCCAACTCATACCAATACCATCTATATAATATAAATGCTCAGGTTTTAATCTATTTTCTGAATGTAATTTAGTGTATCTTCTTATTGCCTTTTTCTTCCACCATTTACTTATATTATCTACACCATCAACAAACTTTTTCTTCATAACCAAATCGGATTCAGGTATATCATCTCTTAAAAAATCACAACCATTATCATACATCATAGCGAGATATACACCTCTTTTAAATCCGTGATGATATTGTGATTGTTTGATACCACATTCTTTGAATATCCTACTTAGTATTTTTTGCTTGATACCACTAACAGGTCCACTAGCAACACCCATACTTTTACCATTACGAATTCTTTCATTAGTTATAGCAGTTGTATACCAATCTGAACGATTTTCTTTCAACCATTGATGCCACGGGTCATAAAATTTATCATCGGGTTTTATCGATATTTTACCAGCTGATTCACCTAATGTCTTATAGTGTGGTATTCCATTGTATTGTGAATGTATTCCATACAACGATGTAGTACCCACTGCTATTAACGTTTGACCATATTTTTTCTTCCAATAATCCCTAATGGCTGGCGCTGTAGCCATCATAGCTATCAACTTACCACCTAAAAAATTATAACCAAGTGGTTGTGTACATACTATAGTAGATGCTATGGTTGTATGATTGAGCTTACCTTTTTTAAATTTATCATCTTTAGTCCACCCAATATACTTATCCCTTACACCCAATGATGTTACATCAGATGCTAAGGATATTTGACCTAATAACTTACCGGTCTTTCTATCCTTAACATTGATTTTAACATTACGACCTGGATTTGCAACAAAACCCATAGTATGAATCATTTTTCTAATGTAAGTCCACTTAGTAGAATTCTTAGCACCCTCAACGATTTCAACATAAGGTTCTATCTCTTGTATCTCTTTGATAGTTTGTTCCAAATTATTAATATCTGTAGGTGTCCATTGGACATCATATAACTCAGCGATTTGGGATTTGTTTTTAATCATGGATTCCTCTTGTAGTTCAACCCACTTTTTATAAAGTGTTTGTTCCTCAACTGTCATACTAGCGAGATAATCCATATTTGTAATCAAATCTCTTTTCTGAGTATCAAAATCAAATTCTGGCTTGGCTGGTTCTGTATCCCAAAAACTCATAGATTTACTATTTCAATTCTACTAAATAATATTCACTTTCGATTTCATCTGTTTTAAAGCCAATGTGAGCTAACCCCTTTGATGATATTTTGAGATTACCTGACTTAGCACCTCTATTTGAAGACAAAATTTCCTTTAGGTATCTAGCTGAAAATGATATTGGTTGGACATCACTATTACACTTACAATCAACGTTAATAGATATTCTATTAGTGTTTAATGTACTATAACCCAATATGATTTTACCATTACCATCTTTACACTCAAAAGTAAATGTATCAGATTCACTAAGTGCTCCTTTTGATTTAATAAACTTAGATGTAAATTCATCATCTAATGAAATTTCAACATCAAAATCAGGTAAAGTTTTTAATGGTGGAACTACTGGTATAACTGATAAATCAGCCAACATATAGTTTACAGATGTATTAGTATCGGAAAACTTAACATAAGCATCAGCTGATTCAATTTTTACACTTGTCTGTAGCACACCTAATAAAGATTTAAGTTGTGATGTGGTGTATATACCATATTCACCATTTGGAAATTCACCACTTTTAGAAGATACTGTACCTAATAAAGTTTTATCATCAGAGATAAAGCTTACATTCATAGATTTATCATCAGATTGAATTTTGACCGATTCTATCTCACCATTGAGATTATATCTACTAATAAAATTGTCAATAATTTGTTTGTGCATAATTTTTAATTTTGTGAAAAATAAATTTATTATCTAATATACTAAAATATTTTGAATTATCCTATTTTTTAGGGTAATTTTTTTTTAAAATCCGAAAAATTGTGAAGCTTTTTGTATGTTTGGATTTGGTTTATCCCATCCCATAGCGTTATAAAAATCATCCAACTTATTATCAAGTTCGTTTTGCCAAAGTAAGTCATAGTCAATATATGTCTTTACTAAATTTAAAACTTCAGGTGGGTCATTGTAACCTGTTAATCCAACTGAATCTAATCCTAATGGATTATTTTTAAGATACACCCACTTTATCTTATCACCATCTTTCATCGGTTCATACTTATATGGTACTTCATAGTATTTTAATAAGTGATTATAAGTTATGGCGGCCTTTACATGAGCTGGTGTACCTTTTTTAAATTCACCTAAAGTTTGATTCTTGAACTGATACTTAGTCATATTCTTTACAGCTGAGTTTTTTGCGATATCCACAAAGTTTCGGTCAGACATACCATCTTTGTAATTAATGATTTTATCATCTATTATATCATTATCAACACCCTTTAGAATATCCATCAAAACAGTTGACATCACCTCTTTAAAGTAAGTTGGAAATGAACTACGTTTTACATCCAATCCTTTTACATCTAACTTATCACAGTTTACTGTATTATCATTTATAATCCATTGAGCATATCGTTTCTTTGATACCCAAAATCCACCTTTGGCGATTGTTTCTTGTTTGATATCAAATCTGTGGTCTTCTACATTAAACAGTTTTTTAGCCATTACATCATACACCATATTGATATGGTCTTGTACCTCTTTTGCTACTGATAGAATTGCTGGAATCATTTGTTCATCTGAGTTCTCATCAATTTCAGGATTCCGAGCTTTTACCAAAGGTGCGGCCTCATAAAATACTGAATCAG